AATGAGAGCGATATCGACCGAGAACTGGAAAATGGCTGAGTCGATAATGCTCTCCCGCTGCCGAGTGCATTTAACGAAGCACGCTGGCAATGTCATTGTCCCAAAGTTCTCCGCTGCCGTTACTACAAGGGCGCTCTGCATCTCTTGCTGGAGCGCAAGGACGAAAGTATCAGTAAGCGCTTTCTCCAGCGTCAGCGTGTATGTCGAGTCCGTTATCATTCCCTTGGGCGGTAACGTCAACAAGCCCAAGCCGCGCTATCTCTGCGTCGCATTCGTCTTTTGTCCCTACGAAAAGAACGCTCTGCGTCGAGATCGCTTTCTCTGTTTCGTCGTAAAAGATGATCGTGATCCCATCGTAAACGAGCTTCCAAGCGGTTGACTCGTCGAATGCCCAGCCCTGTTCGTTTGGTTGAATTATCATGCGATGGTAAGAGTAGAATTGCTGGAGTTGTATGTGCCTGTTCGTCCTGGAGCGCCTACCAAAGTGACCGAGGCATAGGTGTTAGTCGTCGATCCGGCGAAGAAACGAAACGTCATTCCTGCTGTTGGCGGGACGTTGAAAGAAACCGAAAGGCCGGTAGTAAATGATGCCGTTGCTGTTGATGCTCCCGTTGTTTTTATCGCTCGCAAAGTTCCAGCGCTGATCGTCGTTGCTCCTGTATAGGTCAGCGTTCCGTTTAACCGAAGTTGACCCGTTGATGTTTTGCTAATGCTTCCGCTACCAGCAATGTTACCCGAAATTGTTAATATAACCGTAGCGGCATTAACGCGGAATTGCAAAGATTGTGCGGCGTTAACTTGAAAATTATTTGTCAGCGTTGAGGTTGCAGTGCAAACTATTTGCGATGGCCCAGCAGATGTAAACAACCCTGTTCCAAAAGCATTATTTTTCGAAAATGTAATTGTTCCAGTTGCCAACGATGGAGCAGATAATGTTCCTCCCGAATAGGTATTGTTGCCCCCAAGTGTTAAAACCGTTGAACCAGTCTTTGTAAGCGATCCCGCCCCGCTTATCACTCCGTTAAGTGTGGAAGCGGATGAGACCACAAGCTGTCCAGCATTGATTTGAGTTGGCCCAGTATAGTTGCAAACTCCCGAAAATGTCAGACCCCCGATCCCATTTTTCACAATTCCGATAGTCCCAGAAATAGCAGTCGAAACGGTCATCACCGCATATTGCATAAATTGCAAAAATGTTGACGAGACGCTGACAATTCCTGTAACGGAGGATGCCTGCACTCTCGCTGCGGTGGAATCTGTTAAGATCATCCTACGATAATATAGAGCGTGTTTTCGGCTGGCGACGTGATCGCAGAATACCCAGCGGACGTGATCTGCATCATATTCGTGAGCTGAGTTGCGCCCGTGATGCCGGTTGTTACAGATCCGACCTTTCCGCTAAGATCGACTGAGAGTCCGCTGATTGTTCCGACGGTCAAAGTTGAGTTCGTCCAAAGCGTAACGGCTGAGTTCCAAAGTATCGTCTGGTTGTTAATTGGCGAAGTGATAAGAACGTCGTGCAGTTCCTCAAGCTCAAATCCATTTTGCGGACGAATATAAAGTTGGCCGTTGCCTGCATTCGCACGTTCTACAACTCCGATAAAAACAATGTGGTCGGGTTGCGTTGGCTTAACTCGCGTGAATGCGCCTGGTGTCGTGTCGAGATAGACGGAATCTCCTTCCGCATACGGCGAGCCAAGCGAAAGCCCGTCGAGAACGCCTTGAGTAATTATGAATCCGTTCTGGTTTGCGCCAATGCTTTCGGCAACAAGTCCGATGGTTTTGGATGAACTTGAATCAGCCACATTGGATGCCCTTTTTACGCTTGCGCGGTTGCCTGTTGCGCCGAATAAGTAAACTACCTCTCCCTTATTTAGAGTTGTCGCCTCGGCATTGCGAACGTAGGCAACAAGCATTGATCCCATTTGAAGCTGCACGTTTCCACCTGCAAGACCGACTTGCGGAGTGCCTTCGGTCGTGTTCCAAAACATCTTGCCGATAGCAGCCGTCTCGGTCGCTGCCGTATTGAAATTAAGCGAGTCCGCAGGGACGTCTGCCAACATCGAGATCGTGCGAGACTGCGATAAGTCGCCGCCGCCTGTTAGCCCTGTGCCTGCCGTGATCGCCGTGATCTTGAGCGCCTTTGCGTCGAGAACTGTTTGAAGATCGGTTTGGTTTGAAAGCGTGCCTGTGATGCTTCCCCATGTAACGCCGCCGACCGCGATCTTGTTGTCCAGCGCGGCTTGCAGATCGAGTTGGTTTGAAAGCGTGCCGGTAATACCGCCCCATATCGCTGCGCCACCGCCGCCGCCACCCGTCACCCATTCCGTATCGTAGTCGTTATTAGTTTTCTTCGCGAGAACTTGACCCGTGAAGCCCCCCGTAATGACACCCGGCCCCGCTGGCCCCGCTGGGCCTTGCGAACCTGTCGGCCCCGCTGCGCCCGTCACCAACTCGGTGCGTAGAATTGGCTGATAATCTACTTCTGGGACTTCGCGCCCCTCGTCTTCTGGGAAAAAGATGCTCATTTGTTAATGTCCTCAAGCGTGAAATCTACCGATACGGCGTCTTGGGAAAGCTCTGCGGACGTGACGCGAAAACGCCGGCCACCAATGACAAGAACGTCACCGAGAGAAATCGTCTGCACGAAAGCATCATAGATCGCCGTTATGGTCATGGATGCCGAGTCCATGAATCCGCCATCAGCCAGGCTGTTGTCGCGCCGGTATGTTGTCCGGTTCGCTAGGAAATTACGCTCTCCGAACGTGACTGCCAATGGCAGTTCATTCATTATCGCGCTTAAATCGTTTGTGAATATGTCGAGCAGTCCCACAAAGTGGGCTTCACGTCAAAACTTGCGCTCTACACGGCGTTGGTTCGGGTGCGTGAAATCGTGCTTCGGGCTGTCTGAAATGTGAACCCAACTCTTGCGAAGTGCCGATGCCAATATGCTTGTGCTGGTATTGATCGTGACGAGCTCTAGCGCGTCTCGAATATAGGCGCACATATATTCTATGCTTTCAAACTCAGCCATGCCGTGAGCGGCCTTGCCAGCGCAAAGAACAGGGCGACCGTTTGCGACTTGGTGCGCTACGGTAATGACGTCTCGAACGTCGATCTTTTTATCTTGGCTATATCCGGTCGGAAAGCAAAGAACCCAAGACCTAAGTTCGGGCGGCGTGACTATTGCGGGAGAGTTAAGAACGATCTGGCGGTCGATATCTTTGCCTTCGGGAAATAGTCCGTAAACGTAATCACTCCAACCCAACTCGCTCGCACAAAAGTCTTCGTGCAAGTCCGGCCATATTTGCAAGTTGATGACGCGGTGAAAGCCGCTGTGGTCGTTCTGTGGGTAAAGCGGTTTGCAGTAGTCCACCATCTCGAAAAGACCGTGATACTCCGGCAGGCATTCAAACATTACATCGTGTCCTTGATCCGCGAAGTGCTTCGCTATCGGCAAACACCGCGCGATGTCTCCGAGCCGCAAATGATAAACAATTAGGATGTTCAAAACGTATAATATTGTTCCCGCGTTTTCCCTGCCACCCACCCATGAAACCCGAACGAACGATCCGGCCCCGCCGTGTTTTCTTCAATGTAATGCTCCCACGAGAATGCCGCGGCGACGTCCACCGGCGCATATTTGATGCCGTTATCTCGAAAGCCTTGCTCCATTGTGCGACACAAAAAGACATCTCCTGGCTCGCCCTTCCATATCGCCTCGGCCTTCGCTGCCATCTCCAAGAATTTCATGCTCTGGAGCGTGAATCCTGTATTGCCGACACGATGACCTACGTTCCAAGACGCAGGCCAAGGCGCTCCTATCATGTCGTATTCAAGCCATGAGTCATCCCACAGATGCGGGGTTGCAATGAACCCGTCATGCGTGCAAATGAGCGCGTGCGAAGTGTCGAAATAGTCGGCAAAGCGGCCCAGTTCCCAATGCATCGCTTGTTGATACGTGCAGTCCTCCGCGATGTAAACGGCGTCACCGAACCCACCCAAGCCGCAAAGGTGTTTAAATAATTTTCCGCTTTGTTCGTGTCTTGACCTTAGACCTTCAAATACGATGAGAGTGACGTCTTTATTCATTTTTTAATATTTTGACTAACACCTCCCTTGCCTCGTCGAGTTCTTCTTTCAACTCAATTATCCGCGCATAGTAATTCGTTGCGTCTTCGTATGCTCCTGAAAGTTTATTCGCTTCCTCCCGCGCCTCGTCGCGCTCTCTCTCTACCTCAACCGAACGCTTTATGATATGGTTGCGGGTGATTTTCTCGCTTGCTAATAGCTCAAACGCCTCGTCGCGCTCGCACTCCAAATGCTGGATTCGCGATTGCTGTCCTCTAATGAAACCGTGAATATGTTCGGGCGTCCCTCCCCACAGACACAGCGTTTTCCATTCTTTTATTTCCTCCCGCGCCTCGTCTCGCTCTTGCTCCAGTTGCTGCGCCCACTCGGTTGGAACAACATGGTTTCCACGCGCGATGTCATCTGTCTCTGGTGTAGGTCGGTTATTCATTTCGCGTGGAGTTCTTCAAAAATTGCTTTCGCTCTTTCATATTCCGCAGGATCGTTTCCACGTTGATATGTCGCATCGAGCGGACGCTCTTCAAAAAACGGGTGATGATGAACGATAGCAATGTCACGAGCATCAACAATCGCCCCATTTTTCGCGGCACGAAAGGTGAAGTCGGTGTCGGAATACACGTTTCGGAATCTTGGGTTGAATAGTCCATGCTGTTCATAATATTTTCGCGTAAGAATTGCCATGCAAAGCAATTCATCTTTGCGATAGCCATCCGATATCCGAAGCACCTGCGGTTTTGAAATGTCGAGATGATTGAAAATCGTCTCGTCCCACCCTGGCGGACACTCCCAATCGTCCGAAAGTTGTATAATAATATCCCCCGACGCCTTGTCTGCTCCCATGTTCCAAGCTCCGACGGAATACCCTTGGTCTTTTTGCGTTACAGACCGGAAGCGTTTGAGCACGTCCGCTGTCTCGTCGTCGTGATCGACTGCAAAGATATGCTCAACGCGTTCTGGATGCGTTGCGCGGGAAAGCCACAGCGTCATACATTGCACGGCCTCCACGGGCCTTCCTCGCGTTGCGTGGACGAGTGATATCTTAGGCTTGTTCGATCCTGCCAATGTTTCGCGCTCGATCTCTTCTGCGTCTTCGTTGCGTCCGAGAAGTCGGAGAACCCAAGCGTAGAGTTGATCTCCTTTCCATCCATACCACTCTTTCCGATGCGTCCATTGTGGGAATTTAGGGGTCGGCACTTCGAGCATTTCTTCCACCACTTTCAACGCATCTTGGTATTTTTTGTCGTCAAGCAGAATGCTCGCCTCAAGTCCGTAGGCTTCGCGGCGCTTCGGCTCAAGCTCTCTAGCCTTGCGTGCAAGGTTGAGCGATGTTGCTCCTGATGTCAGGTTAGCACAGTTTAATAATACTTCGTAGCGATTTACGCCGTCGAGATCGCTTAACGCCAATGCTTCGGAGCCGTATTTTGCAGCGAGTTCTTTGTTGCCTGCGATGAAGTTCTCGTAGTGCAAATAAAATTTGAAGTGCGACGTCATCCGGTCTTGGTGCATCAATATGCGGCGGTTGCGCTCGCTGCTGTTCCTGTGACCTAGCGGCGGCTTGTGCGTGATCTCCAAGTCGCGCCGCATATACACTTGAACGTCTTTCGTGGGCTGCGCGTTTTCGTGAACAGGACGATGCCACCATGCTGTTTTGAAGCGGAAGAAGCGCTCGCGTGGTGCGCGCTTCCCTTGTTCTGGAATGACGTAGTCGGTCAAGATCCAGTCTTGTTCTGGTGGGCATTCCTCAAGTGCGGCGAGCGTAGGGGCGACCATGTGCGGCTCGATAACATCGTCGCAGTCGGCCCACATAACCCAGCCTTCCTTACCGGCTAGTTCGTAAGCCTTCGCGAATGCCTTGTTCCTGGCTTCGCCGAAATTGTCGAGATGTTCCCAGTCTGCGACTAGCGGAGAGTTGAAATACTCGTCAACGTGACATCCTAGCTCCTTGGCAATTTCTAGCGTGCGGTCTGGCTTGAGTGCTCCGATTGCGCGGACGATAACAATCTCGTCACATATCTGTTGGAGTGAATTAACGCATCGAGCGATGCGCGGTTCTTCGTTGCCGCAAATTAAGCCTGCGACCAGCTTCTGTTTTTGTTTCATGTTTACTCTTGAAGTATATGTCAACAAAAACAAAAAAGCCACCCCTTTCGAGGTGGCTTTTCCGATGCTTACTTGCGGGGAATCTTAGAATCCAGTCGTGATGCGGATGATGCTCGATCCGTCGATGACTTTCTCGGCGCTGTTCTGACGAACACGGAGAACGTCGGCGCGGCGGGCTTCGTCACGATAGGTTTCGGAAACGAAAGGCACGGGGCTGTCTGCGGCCCATACGATAGTGCGACCGAATCCACCACCGGAGAAGTCACCGCCAACCGTGTTGGCGAGTGCCATGTAGGTGTTAGACCAGATGAATCCACCCGAATAAACTTGGCCCTTTTTGGCTGTGTTTTTCGGTGCGCGACCAACGAGAACGCGGTCGACTCCAACAGCGGCGGCAACTTCGCCTTCGCTCAATAGACGGCTTTGGTCGGAAGGAACAATGCCGAAGAATTGGTTTTGAACCTTGGCCGAGCGGCGAATGCGCTCAAACACAGGCATGGACATGATCAAGGTGTTAGCAAGAACGCCGTATTTGGCGAGTTCGAGCTTGGCTGCGGCAACGTCGCCGGGGACGTCGAAGCTGGTGATGTTCGCTTCGGTGTAGGCTGCGCTGGCGCTGATCGCTGTAAGTCCGTTGGCGGCGAATGCTGCGGAAGCAACACGAGCCTCGTGGGAGACTTGGATCTGGCGAAGAAGCATCGCGGCGATGTTCACTTCGGTGTCGAAAAATCTGTCGAGATCGCGGCGGTTTGAGTCAGGAAGAACTTCCTCGAGACCGTATTCGATAGCGTCGAACGAGTCGCTTGTGAACCGGCGGCTTGTGCGGGGGTATCCAGCACCAGCGGCGATCTTGAGCGCATCGTCGTTGAGGGCTTCGGAGTCGCCAAGGTTCAATTTCAGATATGCGCCAGAGCGAACGTCTGAGCTGAACACGGGCATGACTTCTGTGCCGATGAACAAATTGTTTTTGTTGGAAAGACCTTCAAAAACGGCCTGCGCAATATCAGCGCGAATTGTGGTGTATGAGAGTGCCATAGTGGGTAGTTAAATTATTGGTTGAACTTAGGGACGTATTCGACGATATCACCGGCTACGCCGCTGTTGATCGCGATGCCGAGAGTCGCGGCGCTGGCTGCGAGGCTTCCGACGATGGTTCCGTTCGTCACAGCGAAAACCGAGCTGCCTGCGGTAACGATACCGGCGGCGGCTACGATGCCGAACTGCGATGGGAAAAACATTTTAACGGCGCCTTGATCAGCGGCGGCGGTGTCGTCTTGGACAACTCCGATTGCTGCGGCTCCGGTTGATGCTGCTTGCGCAGCGTTGTCGCCTGACACGCTCACGAGAGTGTTGGCGCTGATAGCGGAAGCGAAGTTAAAACTCCGGATTCCTAGGTCGTTTTGTGTTGCCATAAATTAGTTGGGATTAAAAGTTGAGTTGGTTGTTGTCGCGGGCTTCGATGTAGGCTTCGCGGTGATTGCGCATTGCGAAGCGGATAGCTTCGGTGCGGCTGCCGAGTTCCTCGGTCTTCTGGGTGATGATCGCTTTGAGATCGAATTTCTCTTCGGCTTTTTCTTCTGCAACAACGGATGCCTTTACTGGGGCGGCTCCGAAGTTCGAGATGATCGTGTCGAGTTTGGCTTCGAGTTTGGAAATTGCGCTGAGTTCAGCGGCCATCTCTTCCTTCATAGGCTCTGCGGCTGGCTCTTCGGCTGGCATTTCCATTTTGTTCTTGTAATCGCCGAAGGCGGTTTCAAGAGCGGCGAGACGAGAAACGATGTCGGCGATGCTGACCTCGTCCTCCTTGGGTTCGATTTCGATTGTTGCGTCTTCCATTTGTTTGAAAAATTTGTCAACTTGCTTTGCTGTAAAACTGAAAAGCCCGGTCGCATTTGCGGCAGGAGTTTGCACGAGATCGGCGCTGTAGAGTTCCGTGCAACTTGCGAAGTCCATCCCATTCACTTCACGGATCGGGCCGCTGAACGCGATACTGATACCGAACGTGTCGGGGAGCTTGTTTGAAATCTCCAGGACGTAGTCGCGCATGGGCGATGTTTGGAGAAGGTTGAGATCGCCGAGAAGCTGCGATCCGACGATGCGGAAATTGTTTACATATCCGACGATGTCTTTGATCCCTGCGCCGTGGTCGAGGTTGACCTTCACGCCGCCTTTGTATGACTCGGCGCATTCTTTGACTTCCATCAAAGTCTGCTCGTCAACATAAAGCCCGTGGCCCTTTGCTTCGCCGATTGAAATAATTGAAACGCCTTCGATGACATCCATGCGAAGGCGCGGATGTCAAATGCTGTCCATCAATTCCATTGCCGCTTGGGCCATCAAATAAACTTCCAACTCGTTCTCTTCTTCGCATCCAACAACGTCGAATGTGGAAGAGATCGAGACGCGCCTGCGTCCCGTGCCGGTATGGTTGCGGTTGCCTTTTGCTGTCGTGCTTGCGCTTATCGAAAGCGAAGCGTCGGACGTGCGAGAATTAAACGCGCTGCCTGTTACATTTATCCGCGTTCCTGCGCTTATATCGACGCTTCCGACCGAATATCTGAGTCGGTTACCAAGAGCGTAGAGCGTTACCCTTCGCTCGTCCCGCCGTCCGCCACCACCAGGAAGATCGGTCGGAGTGATAGGAACTGGCGGGACTACCGAAACGAACAACAACCCCTGTACGCCGATTGATAGCGGCGTTGGGCTTGGCAATAAGCCCTGCGTAGCAATGAGCAGGGAAGCTAACATACGCTTAGACTCGCGTGACTATCGTGCTTGTCGTGCCGTCGCCTGTGATCGATTGAGTGATAGCTCCCGCCGAGCGGAGCGTTGGAGTGACGGTGAGCGCGTTTGCGATGTCGAGTCCGTGGATCGCGTGGATCTCTGTTACTTGCGCAAGCTCCGGCGCGAGTTCCGTTCTTACGGCGCTTGCATTCCCTGCCGCTGTTGGTATCGCGGCGAGCTGAGTGTCGAGGTTTGCGGTGGCGAGGCCTATTGCGTCACGCACATTTTGAGCGGTTAACGTTGCCGTGCCTGTTGTCGCATCTACGGGGACTCCGAGCGCAACCGATCCCGCCGCTGGAATATATGCAACGCCCGTCAATGCTCCGCTTGCATACACGGTTCCAAAGCGAACGTCCGTGATGGCGGCTTGTCCAAGTGAGTTATCGGCGGTGAACATATCGACGTAAGTCGTCGATCCGTTCAAAGCGTAGCGAGTCTTCGCGAGTGTCGGTGTGGATAGTAAAATGATGGCGGAGGCGTTGACCGCCAACCTTCCGTTGGATGCGGAAATGAACGACCCAGAAACGCGAGGCGTGGCGCTTGTGCTGTTGACTGCGTTTGCGCTTGTCGATGCTGTGCAGTCTCCAGTGATAATGAGTGTTCCGGTGGAAGCGTTGCTTACGCCAGATACGGCACTCGCAGTTACATTTCCGATGATGGTGACTGGGCCAGTGGAAGCATTGTTTACACCGAAATTTCCAGTAGCAGTCCCGCCGGTCACGGTTCCGGTAATGGTGAGGGTTCCAGTGGAGGCGTTCTGTACGCCAAAGGATGTCCCAGAGGTGTTACCTCCGGTCACGCTGCCTGTAATGGTAAGCGTTCCGGTAGACGCGTTGTTTATGCTCCCTGATCCTGTGCCTGCCCCACCGGTTGCGTTGCCGGTGAGCGTGAGAGTGCCGCTTGAGGTATTCTGTGCTCCAAAGGAGCCATTGCTTAATGCAGAGCCTGTGACATTGCCAACAATAAATCCCACCGCAGGCGAGGCGGCGGTGAATTGCAGGCAATGGCGACCGCTCGTCGATGACTTATTGGTGACATTGGCAGTAAGCGTGACGCCGTCATTGAGCGTGAAAATGCCTGTTCCTGCGTTACTCAACTCGGTGCAGGTAACGTTTGCGGTGATCGTGACCGTGTGACCCGTCGAAGCGCGAGCCTCGTCTGCTGCACATG